AGCCGTACACTGGATACCGTCTTTCTTCGTCTTGAATACGCAGACCTTCTGTATGCGGTTCAGGTCTATGTCTCTTGTCTCTGTGCTGAACAGATCAACTTTCAGGTCTGGTTTTATCTCAGCCAGCGCATAATACTTGTGTGCCAGTTCCATGCGTACCTTGTCTATGTCATCCATTGCCTGTTTCAGCGTGGTGAAGAAACGGTTCACATCCTCCTTGTCTGGATAAACGCTGTATCCCGGTTCGTTCTCCGGTTTCAGATACAGGGCCCAGCGGTTCTTGTCATCCTGTACCATCTGTATTTTGTCAAAGAGTTTTTCGTTTGCCTGTCTGACTGCCGGAGTCACGTCCAGCGTGGAGAGAACTTCCATTGTCCAGTTTCTCAGGCGGGCTAGCGATACTTGTTTTTCTGCGAAATACGCATCGTCGGGTCTGTAGCCTAGGGCACCGTCTGGATTGAAGAAACGCACGTTTTCTATTCCTTCCAGTCGAAGAGCACGCTCGATGCGTGACTTGTTCATCCCTGGTATCTCATTGTCCACTTCCGTTGAAGCTCCAGCAGGCAGTACCACATCGGCCTTTTTGCCCTGACGGTCTATGACGAGCACGATGTTCTTGTCATCCTTGTTCGGGAATCTGCTTATCTCATCTGCCACAAAATAGTGCTTTGGAAGCTGTTCGCGAAGATCTGTTGTCTTCTGCCGGTTACGCAGGGTAGCATATTCTGTTTTTTCGCCTTTCTCCGCTTTGTGAATTACCTCGAGGGCGTTGTTCACGTCACTTTCCAATGCATCTATCAGGATAGGGTTTTCCTTGAGTTCCCTGTTCCAGTACTCCACAATCTTCATACTGTCTTCCGTCAGTCGTGCCGGCAGTCCGAACTCAAGCATCTTGATTCCGGATGCTATTTCTACTACCAGCCTTTCCTGTTTCAGTGCATCTTCAGAAGGTGGCATACCGTTTTTCATCACCATGCCTTCGCGGGCAAGTCGCTGTTGATGTCCGGTAGCACTCACAATCTGTCTCAAGGTTTCGTGCACATAGTCATGGTAATGCTTGAACTCTCTCTGACGGGGCATATATACCGCATCACGGTCTGTTTCATAATGTGGCATACCGCTTCCGTCCGAACGTATCGGCACAAGATAGTCACGCATTTTCAGCAGGAAGTCGTTGAATCGGATATGGAGTTTACGTTCGTCAGCTTCCGAATATCCATTCTCCGTGATTCCACCGTCAGTTTTCAGTGCTATGTCATAGCCTCTTTCGTCCACATAGGGGAAGGTAGTCTGGTCAATGTTGAACAGGGTGCGTATCTCCCGGTTATGGATACCCTTGTACTGTTCCTTCTGTTCCTCATCCAGTAGGAGATAGTCTTTTCGGGTGATGATGTCCTCTGGGTTGTTGCGGTTCACGTACTGGTTCCAGTTGTAGTATAGAAACGGTACTCCCTGTTCCTTCTCGCGTACCGATGTGCCTCGTGTCTTGGCATCGGTGTACAGGGTGAACAGATTTGTCTTGCAGCCTTTGCTGTCCGAATGCAGGGCCATGAACAAGGCATTGAAAGGGCTGGCAGAAACTCCTTGCGGATAGAGTCTCGGATAGCGCTTACCGGCTGCATTTAGCCAGTGTCCTCCGGCTTCCGAAGCACTACTCAATGCCAAAGAAAGCAGTTCCACCTGTTTCTGTGCAGCATTCTTCTCGATTTGCGACTTTTCTTTCATATTTAGGATGTGTTTGTGTTGTTTTTATTGTATACCTCTGCTTCTGGCAGCAGACTCTTGCTGTCCGCTATCATAATTCTGCGAAGCCATCTGTCGCAGTCTGTCGCTTTGTGCCAAAATGGCGTTGGCCAGTGTATTCAGGGGCAATGCGCCACTGCGGAAAGCATCAGCTACCGTAGGGCTTATCTGTATGGTATAGGGTACACGGTCTATTGTGGCGATTAGCGTGCAACCCTGCAATACAGGGTTTACGATTCGCGGATTGAGCTGCTCGTCCGCATATCGTTTGTATTGTACACTGCCGTTTTTTTGACGGAAGTATCCGTTATCTTCGTTTCTCTGTTTTTCCAGGATTTCCTTACTGGCCTTGTTCAGCAGATTGGTGCCGCCTAGTCCCATAAGCAGCATCTTCAGTAGAGGGTTACGGACGAACAGTCCGGCTACAATGCTGGCTATCGGCAGAAGGTTGTCTTTCAGTCCGAGGGATTTTGTCTTGCCGGTAAAAAGTCCCAAAAGCATATCAGGCAACATGGCTATGATATATCCCAGGTTGCCGGCCACTTTTCCCATTCCATCAAGACCGAATGAGCGCAGAAGGCTGTCCCAGCCGTTCGTATTGGTCTGCTCTGCCTGTCTTTCCGTGTTGTTCTGTGGTTCGAGGGGTAATTCGTTTTCTTTTATGTTTTGTCCGGCATGTCCGCTTGTTTGCTTTTTTGCATTCCTCATTGTCTGTTCCTTTATTTCGGTTTCAGTTTCAATCTTTTGCTTTTTCTGTTCATTCAGATAGGCATCCTCATATCCCGGAGCTACCACAAGCGGAATGTCCTTGTAGCGTTCTTTGCGTTCATTTTCCTGCAAACTGAAATTCTTCATCCAAGCCGGTTTCTCATTTTTCGTTTTGTTCCAATCCATAAAAACATAATTGATGACGGGTATTTTATTCTTTAGCTGTCCGTTGATTTGGGCAATGAGCACATTTTCATTGGGCGGTATCATGGCAGCTTCTTTGCGGAAATCATCGAATACATTGTTCTCTTTTCCAAATATACCTTCACTGATACACTCCTCTACAGATTGTTTTCGGGGAATATCCGGCGGTAAGCTGTCTGCTGCGGCAGTCAGCACTACGTCCGCACCCACGAATTTGGCGAGCGAAGCCCATGATCCTGCACCGCCAAGCACCATTGCATCGGTCGAAGTGCCCAAAACGTGTCCGACACCTTTTTCCACTGCACTCGGACGGTATGCCGCCTCACTTCGTGATTCTATTTCTTCGGCCAATGGAGAACGTCCCAGTGTCTGTGCCAATCCCAGCAAACTCGATTGCCCGGCCTTGCGGAGAATGTATTCTGCTGAAGACTTTGGTAGCCTGTTTTTCACTAGCTGGTTCACCATCAGCTGGTCCATTCGGTAGTCTAGATAGGCATACGACAGATCGCATCCCAGTTTTTCAGAAAGGGCATCGTAACGCTCACATCCGATTTCCGCCACTACGGTTTCACGCCATTGGCCGGCCATACATGCTAGGTCACACTGAATGTTATCCGAGGCTAGGATGCGTTCCTTGCACATTCCGATATATTCTTCTGTAGTCTTTGAATTCCACTTGCCGGTCAGCTTGAGTGATTGGTATAGGTCTCCTAAAGGTTGTCCCGCCGTTGTCATCATGCCGAGAATACCGTTGGCGGAGGTCGAGTATTCTTTCATTTCCTCCATCTGTTTCTTGTTTAAATAAGACTGAGCCTCGTTCATCACAGGTGCAAGGTAGCAGTGGAAATAGCTGCTCGTAAGGGCCTCCATTTCTGCAAATCGTCTGCTATGCTTGATTCCGTCCATATTTTCTCGTTGTTTTGCTATATTATGTTAATCTGATTAAGCAGCTGTTCCTTGGTCTGTTCGATGGCATGGTGATATACTTCCATCTGTTGTGGAAAATATTCTTCCAGCCATTTGTCTTTTTCTATGCTGTCCTGAAGGAAGCGCACCGCCTGCTCCCGTTCTATCTCTACCGATGCTTCGCCTTCATCGCGGTTGTTGAACCATGCTTTTGTCCACCAGCGTATGCCGAACCGGTCAGGATAGACAGAAACTATCCTTGGAATGTCAAAACTTTGTATATCAATATCCAACTCAGTCAGCGGATCGATGATTCCTCCGCCTGCTACTGCTTCGCTACGGAGTTTTTTTTTAAGCCGTCATCTGCTGTATTCAGGCATATTTCATGTTTGAGTGCCAGATAATTCAGAAAATCCCCGATAAGTAGGTTCTGTACCTTTCCGGCCAGTGGCAGGGCCTTGTGCCCAAGTCCCAGTGGGTTGGCAAGGCTTGGAATACGCTCGTAGAAATACTCCTTGATGGCTCCCATGGTAAACAGATGCCGTAGGCTCTGCTCCGTATGTTCCGGTAGCGTATAGATACCGCACCGAAGGTCATCCATGTAGAGTGGGAGGTATCGGAGCATCAGTTCCTCTATTTCCTCACGGTTCTTGTCGAAATCTGTGGTCATGGTCATTCCTTCATCCTCAAAGTCTGTAATAGGATTGTATGAAGCCTGTCTTTCCGCACGGATGTTTCCGTACAGCATGGTCAAAAACTCCAGTGGATTCAGTTCTTCATCTTTGAAGCGGGTCTCCAGATGAAGTATGTCGCCGCTCAATGCTACTGTCTGCCCGGCTTTTACACGTTGTCCGAACTGGGCGAACACGTTCGATAGATGTCCATAGGTTACTTCATAGCTGCCATAGCGTATGGTTTGGCTTATTCCGTGTATGGAGTCGTTTGCCACGCCTGACACGATACCGTCGGCAAGA